CGGTTTGAGTTGGCGGGTGGTATAGGCATTGGGGTAACTGTCAGAGTTGGCTGTAACCGCAATAGGTGTCTTGTCGAGATAGACATGGGTGAAAGACTTGTCGCCTCCGGCAAAAGCGATGACTTCCCCTTGCGGGTAGTCGGTAGTGCGCAAGAAAATATATCCCGGCATAAACCTTGCCCCGACCTGATTGCATCCAGACAGAATAACACGGTCGCCGGCAATGGCACCGAGCATTTCCGCAAGGTGCTGGTTGTTCTGAATATACTCCATTGTTTCGCAGTCCAACGGGAAATTGGAGTGCGGTTGGGAGGTGTAGTTTCCTATGATTTTGTCCATAACTATTGATATAAGATGATGTAACGTTTAGAAGCCAGTTTATAGGTATTGACGAGTGCCTGCATTTGGTTTTGCGGGAATGTACCGCGCAGGACTGCCGGAACTATAACAGCAAAGTCCACGGAGTCTGAACCTGAGAAGGCGCGTCGGTTGAGGGTTACAGCCGTGCTGTTGCGGCGCGGTGCCATCAGGAAATTGCCCACCTTTCGGAGATAGAGGATATTGCCGCGCAGGGGTTCCACGTCGGTGATGGTAATACGGCGGAGCGCAGGGTCGAAGCGGTCGTTGAGGACGGCAGTGAGGCAACAGACCTGCCCGTTGTGGGTGAGACGGTAGTCCGTATCGGTGCGGAAACGGTCAAAGAGACTTGCACAATAGACGACCGGCGAGAGCAGCACATAGAGAAATGCCATCAGAACCGGTTGGCGCAAGGCGAGCGGGACAAGCGCAAGAGCAAGGCGTTGGTATGAGATGTCGTAGCGTGTCATAGGTTGTAGGCAATCATATTGAGGGTGGCATTATCCACGGCAAAATAGCCTGCGGCGGGTACTACATAGGCATTGATAGAAGCAAAGGCGGAGGTGGCGGCGGGTGTACTTTCTGCGGATTGAAGTTCGGCAATACGGACGCCGTCAACAGTCTGGAGCGTATCGATAAGAGCCATATTGGAATACTCGCCATTGAATGGCAGGTTCTCGACATAATCGCGTATGGCGTTATCACAATCATACTGCACGGTGGCGGGGTCTTTGGTCGGGTCGTAGTAAATATCAACAGTACAGCGGAAACGGTCGGCAGGCTGATTGACCAACGAGATACGCACGCCGGCATCCTTGACGGCTTGCAGGTAAGCCGAGAGTTGGGTGTATTCCGCATCGGTGACAGGCGTACGTTTGCGGGTGGTGGTGTCTTCGCCTGCCACTTTGATAATCAGGAGCGAAGACTGCTCGTTCTCGTTGGCAGTGGCGTGCTTGACGACCTGCGCAGCGGCAATGTCGTCATCGGACATACCTGTAGTGTCGTAACGGTCGGTGTCGGGTATGAGGGTTTTGTCGCGCATAAAAGCAAGGGCTTTGTCACGATACCATTTTGGGCGGTGGGGCAACATCTGTTCGATAGCGGCATTGACTTCCGTGCGATAGGTGTCCCACAGACGCTCGTGCACATTGATACAGAACGCCACTACATAGAGCAGCAACCGCCATATAGCGGTAGAAGATGAGGAGGTGAGAGACGCGAGTGCGGGGCTGCTCTGCTTTTGGGCAACCATTTGGTTGAATATGGTATCAATACTGCGTGCCATAAGTTATGTTGTTTGCATATTTGATGTTTAACTGATGATAAAGTCGTATTCGATAGCCCAGAACTCGATGCCCTCGAAAGGAGCAGCGGAGGAGTCGGCGGCGGTGATACCCGTGGCGGGGTGAATGGCACGTGCTGCATATAGCTGGTGGATATTCTCGTTGCCGGTGAGGGTATCGCTGACCTCTACGGTCTGCCCGACGGTCAGGTCGTCAGAGAGGCACAACCCGTTGGTGAGGGCTATATCCAAAGCGGTGTCGGCATCGCCAGTGGCTTGCAGGGCGAGGTCGAGGAGGTTCTGACCTTGACGTACTATTTCCATACGGCTTCAATATATAGTTGGTTGTCACGAATGAGAACACTGCTGACCTGCATACCGTCACGAGAGAATTGCTCACGTATCTCGCGCGACAGTGCTGCCGTGGACGCTGTCTCAAGGTAGTTACCCGTTCCGACACCGGCAGCGGGGTGCTGCTTCCATTCACCTTTGTTGGTGAGCAGGAGCAGCGTCTGCGACTGCTTGAGACATTCGCCTTGAGCAAAATCGCCAGCCGAGACGGCAAGGTCGAACTGCGGGGTAAGGAGTATATCATTCATCGTTTAACGGGCGTTTAATCAGTGTTTGAAAGTGTCATCGGTAAAGTCTGCAAGGTTGGGCGATGGCGTGGACGGGGTGAACACTATGCCTAACGGCGCGCCATTGCCTGCTACGGGTGAGGTGGAGAGTAACGTGATGAGTGTCTGGAGGTCGGAATAGACCTTGGTCATCCACTCTACCAATTTGTCGGCACAGACGGCACCAACCATGCCATCGTTGAAAGTAAAACCGTTCTTGTCCATCTTGACGCTCTTGTCCCCGATAGTGAGTTGTGCACGGTCAATGTCGGAAGCGTGCAGCACCATATACTGCTCGGTGTCCTCAATACGGCAACAAACCACCTGTGCACCGACTGCGGGGTACAGCACCAGTCCCGTATTGCCTTGTACAACGGATTGCAGGCGAATAGCGTACATAAGGACACCGTCGTTGTCGATGTCGCAGGTGCGGGCGGTAGTGTCCACGCTCTTGACCTCGGCAAGAATGGTCTCCGGCAAATTGCCAAAGGCGCGGGCGAATTGGCGGCGTATATCGTCATCCGTTACCATAATGCTTCATTTTGATGGTTTGCCGTATTCCGTTTTCTCCGTATTCCCCCTCTACGGACTCGGCGAAATAGTTGCCTGACCGTTCAGGGAAACGGTTGTCTGTAATAATCAGTTTGTCCGACTTGAAAATATGCGGTTCACCGAAACAGGTGATACTGCCTTCGTAGCCTTGGTAGTCCTGGTCAGCCTGCAACTCACGGACTGCCTGTTGCAGGAAAGACTGCGGCAATCCCGGACGGACTTTGATTTCCTTGATATTGCTGTATTTCTTTCCTTCGGGTTTGGTGCGTTTAACCTGCCCTTGGGTGTCCTTGACTACAATGTTGATTTGCACCTCCTGTGCCTCCTGCTTTTTCAGGTCGTCGGCACTGACTACATTGTAGCCTATCCGGAGACGGATGTCGGAAGTGTTGCGCGTCGGGTTGGGACGCACGAACTTGGACGCACCTGCATAGAGATACTCGCCATCGAACCACACTTGGCAGCAGAGTTCCTTGCGTACCCACTCCAGCACTTTCAGTCCCGTGGCGTTCTTGAACCACACGTTTTGCAAAGGTATGTCGGCAATGGCCGGTGAGAGACGGATGTCGGTACCTGCGGTGAGGTCTTGGAGTATCTGTTTGAGGGTGGTTGTTTGGTAACTGCGGCTGAAATAGAGGTCGCGCAGCGGATAGGAATACCCATCGCACTCAATAACGAGTTGGTCGGCATAGTTGATACGCAACACATAGCCGCGAAAGATTTCCACGTTGCGTCCGTTATAACCGAGCGAGACAAAGACTTTGTCGCCGCGGCGGAACGGCACCTGCTTGAAGTTGGTGATACGGCTGCCTTGCGCCATTTCCGCTACACCGTCGGTTTGCTCGGTAGTGGTCTGTGTCCGTCGCGTAAACGGAGCCAACGGCAGGGTGATGGTGCAAGTGTCGGTGAATGTGCCGACTGATGACTTCCATTCCACCTTGTTCGGTTTGATGGCGCGGTAGTTGCCAATACGTATGTCGGAGGTGAGAAAAAACACGGCTATGCTTGTATGAGCGAGGTTACACTATCGGTTTCACAAGAAAGGGTAAACGGACGGCAGCGGAGTTCTTTGCCTTGTACATCAGGGAACTCAATATCCGTAATGCAGACATTGCGAGTATCGTCCATAAAGAGGTCGCTGACGGCATTGACGAGTTGCACGGGTGAGGTGCTCTCGAACAGCATGCGCAGGCGGTACACATCGTCATCGGGATAGCCTTTGCCCGTTTCGGCAATGAGTACACCCTTGATGTCGAACTTGTAGTCGCCTATATTGAAGACCTCTTTGACAGTGCCGATACGCTCTGCCACGGGCGTGCGCACGACGGTCTTTTGTCCCGTGACACGCAAGGTAGCACACGGGATATAGACCTCGTAGTCCGTATTGGTGAGACGGACAGGCAGGAATACCTCGACACCTCTGTACTGTTCACGATAGGCGGCATCGAAGCGTGTGCCGGAGAAATCGGTCTCTGTTTTGGGCGGGATAGTGTAAGAGCCTTGGAAATAGGTCTTGTACAACTCTAACAGGTCTGTAACGATGTGTGCCATAGTTATACGGTTGCTGCACCTTGTACGAGTACGCGGCTGAGGACTTCGAGGACGACTTCCTCGACCCTGGCAGCGGACTCTTGAAGGTTGTTGGTGGTGAACTGGATATTGTCGAAGAACTTTTGAACGTTGATATTAACGACCTTTGGTCCCGACGAGGCGACTGCTTTCGCCGCAGAGACGCTCGTATCGGCATTGCGTTTGGTGTTGTCGGCTATCTGCTGGAGTTTGCGGTTTGTCCCTGTGTCCTCCGTTGCGGCGGGAACGGCAACGCCGGTAACGGTATCAATGGGCTTGTTGGAGCCGCCTTGCATATCGGTACCTTTAATCCACCGATAGGCTTTTTCGATACCATTAAGCAACGGCATTATGACGTTATTCCACAGCCATTGCACGGCAGATACCAATCCCCTGAGCATATCGCCGATACCGCCGATAATACGTCCTATAAAAGCGAAGATGTCTTTGAGCAACTCGGAAGAAGACACGAACTTCGTCAGGTCTCCGACTATACCCGTGATACCTGTCCACAGTTGGACGGCGAGGGGGTAGATACGCTGCTCGAACAGTTCGGCAACGGGTGTGAGGTAGTCGGACAAGCCTCCGAGACTGTTGCGCACCGTTTGTACGAGTGAAAGGACAGGTTGTGCCATTTGTATGAAATAGCCCTTTAGTTGCGGTATCTTTGCCTGCATGACATCCAGCCACGATACGGCTTTTCGGACTCCTTCGGCAAGCGGGTTCACCATCTTTTCCATAAGGGGCAGCAGTTTAGTAGCCAGTTCGAGACCGAAATGTGTGAGCGGTGCAAAGGCTCCGCCCACTTTTATTTTCAGTTCCTCGAAAGCCCCGCCCAACTGTGCTTTCATACCTGCGTCCGTCTTGGCGATGGTACCGAGCATATTGTTGAATTTGCCTCCCTCACCGGTGGCATCACGGAATGCCTGTTGCACCATCTCGAAAGTGATGTTGCCGCTGGACATCTCGTCTTTCAACGTGCCGATACTCTTGCCTGTCCGTTTGGACATCTCTTCAAGCGGGTTGAAGCCCGCATTGATGAGTTGCAGCAGGTCTTGCCCTTGCAGTTTGCCCGCAGAACGTATCTGAGAGAAAGCCAAGGTGAGCGAGTTAAGTTTCTCGGCATCGCCCATTGACACATCACCCAGCATACGCAGGTTATCCACCACTTCGGTGTCCTTGAACCCGAAGCCGAGCATAGTTTGCGCGTTCTTGAATACCTCCGCACCGAGAATGGTGTTCTGTTGCAGGTCAACCAGTTCTTTGGTAAGTTTTCCACCGGCGGCTTTGCTGCCGGTAAGCACATCGAACGAGACTTGCAACTGTTGCCTGTCCAATGCCGCCTGCATGGTATTGCCAATGGCAGAACCTATTTTGGAGGCGGCACTGATAACCGTGGAAGCGGCACCCAGGATATTGTTCAACCCGAATGAGCCCATAGCCAATTTGGAGAATAACGAAGAGGACTCCCCTGCTTTTTTTGCATGGTTGCTCACATTGTCGTAGGCATTGGCAATCCGTCCCAACGGTCCGGACATCAAGTCCTGCATCTTCATTACATAATCAACTACGTAGCCCATAGAGTTGTTTGATAGTACCTTGTTTGTATAAGCGGTATGCCACTCCCGTCCGGTAAGCGAGGGTTTCAATATCCCACGTCTCGGCTTGTGCGCCATAGTAGAAGAGCGCGAAACAGAGATGGAGTTCCAGTGAACCCTCATCCTGTCTGCCTTGCTCTAATACCTGCCAAAAGTGCTTTTTTTTAGTTCGATGACGTTTTGGAGTTCGACCATAGCGGACATGAAATAGTCCTCGTCTTCGCGGATACACTCATCGCCGCCGAGCCACAGTGCATCGAGCAGTTGGCGTGCAGCCACGTCCAGTCCGGCACTCATCATGGTGCGGGTGTAGTCGCTGAGTTCTTTGGCGTTGAGCGGTTTGAGGACTGCGATTTTATCTTCGACAGCGATGATACAAAGTTTGCGTCCGTTGAACTCTTTGGCGAGCAGGTCGAGTTTGTCTTTGCCGAACCGCTGTTCGGCAAGTTGTACGGCATCGGGTGCCAGTTGTTGTGTTGTTTGGTTCATAACGGTCAGAGACTGATGGTTGTTTTGTTGATGTCCATGCAGATGAACGGCATAGAGCACTCGCGTCTTTTGTCGTTCTGCTTGAGGGTGTCGGTGGTCTCGGTGAAAGCCACGCCGCGTGCTACCCATTTGGTGATGGGGTCTTTGGCGAGTTTGCGTGCCGTAACGGTGACGGAGAGCAGTTCGTGGGGAACGTCGAGAATGCTGTCGTAGCCTGCGGCCTGTGCCGCCTGTTCGAGACGGTCAGCCTCGTAGCCCCAAAGAGTGATACTGCCCGAGCACTTGATGTTGCCGGCCTGGATGTCAATGGGGTGCTGTCCTGCGCCGTACTGTTCCTCTTTCTCAACGGTTTTCTTGAGTTCCCATGCGGTGATGCCGACGATGATACGGTCGGCGATTTTGACCTCGGTGTGATGCCAAGCGTACTCGCTTGACTTGATGTGCATATTAGGCATAATGTACGATGTTTAGAGCGTAGCCGCCAGTCCGAGCGAGACGGTTATCCATGTGAGATAGCCGAGCGGCATGATACGCAGTTGGATATTGATGGTGGAGGTGTTGATGATGTCCTGGTTCAAATCGACATAAACACTGACTTGTGAGATTTGGTCGCCCATAGAGGAAAGGATAGCCTGTTCGAGGGTGTTCTCGATGTCAGTGGCTTCGGTGGCGTTGATAGTGCCGTCGGAGTTCATAGTGATGCCCGTCTCGATATAGGGGGCGTAGGTGGCGGCTGCAATGCGCTGTGCCTTGTCGATGATGCGCCCGTGAACGAGGATACGGAAGTCGTCTTTGGAACACATATTGTCGCGCCCGAAATAGTAGCCTGCCGAACCAGGTCGGTGCATAAACGTGAGGAAGCCGGCATCGTGTAGCGTCTCCATATCGACACGGTCTTCGTATTTGTCGGCACCGACATAGATTTGTTGCACGGAGAGGACACCGTTCTGCCCGTTGCCGACCTTGATATGCGAGCCGTATTTGCAGGCACGTGCCATGAGTACGCTGACAGCCGCGGAGCCGTCGGGTGATGTGCCGCCGAGCAGGACACAGGCATAACCATTGGTGGCGTCTTGAGGTTTGTAGTCGTTGGTTTTGCCGGCATTCGCCACCCGTCCTTCGATAATGAAACGGACAGGGGTGTTGGCGGTCTGCATGGCTTCGCCGACGGTTTTGCAGGCAGTAACGGCAGCGGGTACATCGGAGTCCAAGAACGCCGTGCCCGGTTGGTAGTCCGACTGCGGTTTGCGTGCGATGGCGACGAGGTTGATGTCGCCGCGTCCGTCGCGCAGCAATTTGCTGACGCCGTTGGCTTCGGCGGATGTGAGTGCTTCCGCCATGGTCATAGAAGCGGCTGTGCCGAAAAGGAACAGGCGCTGGCTTCCGCCGAGTTCGTTGTAATACTCCTCAATGAGGCGGTGTGCGAAAGGTTCCGCCTCGGCGGTGTAGCCTTTGGACTCGGCATCGGCAAGGGAATAGACCTCTTGGGTCTTCGCCACGAGGCTCTCGGTAGAGACCGTGAGCATCAGAGCAGGCACCGCGTCAAGGACGGCTACAGACTGCATAAGGTTGCCATTGGCGACATTGACTTTGACTTGTGGAAATGACATAGGGCTATTGATTGATAAAAGCAAGGAGGGCTTGCTTGATGGTTGTTTTCTTGTTATCCTCTGTGGTGAGGTTGAGGGCAGCGGAGGCGGCTTTGAGTTGCTCATAGGTCATCGCCTCGATTTGCTCTGCGGTGAGCGTGTCTGGAATAACGGTGTTTGCGGGTTCGGCAGGTGCGGGCTGCGCGAGGTCGGAACGGCGGACGGTCTTGACTTCGCCGTTGCCGTAGGAGAGTGCGGCGGCATGGGTGAGAAAGAACTGGTCGCCCGATACATAGACCACGTCCGTGCTCTTGTAGCGTTGGAAATGGTCAATCAGTGCTTGATGAGAAACTTGCATATAAAAAGAATTATGAGGGTGAGTAATGCGGTGGCGAGGAGGGCAAAGGTGATTTGTCCCAACACGAGGCAGAAAGACTGCCAGCGGGTGAGCGGGGCGGGTACCTCGATGGTGTGCTGCTCGGTGCGGAGAGTGGTGATGATACTGTCGCGGAGGCATATTTCGCGGGAAAGGCTGTCCTCGTGGCAGTCCACCAAGAGGAAACTTCCTTTATCCATTTCTTTTGTGGAGGTTGGAAGCAACGTGGCCGTTGCTGTAATGCGGGTGCCGTTGCGGGTTTCGAGTTGGCTGAGAATGACCTGGTTGGTGCTGTCGCAATCCAACAAGGCACGGACGGCGGCGGAGTCAGGGGTGATGGTGATAAGGGTATCACGCTCAACGATACGGACTTCGCGGATGGTGTCGGTCTGCAACGGTTGTGGGGTACGACAGGCTACTAACAGAAGCGGAACTAAAAACAAAAAGCGTTTCATTGTTGTTGCTGTTTGAGGTCATCAGTAGTGCCGGAACGGAGGAGGCGGAGTTCGTGAATACAGCCGACGAGGTCGATACCAACGGCGAGTGCGCCGATGGAGAGCAGCAGTCCCGCGCCGACGAGTACGGAGTTGTGTATTTCGCCCATAGGCGGGGCGAAAAAGCCGCACATCATAAGCGTAAAACCTAACAAGAGGCAGACATAAAAGCGCACCTCTCTGCGGTTGTCCCGTTTGGTCTGTTCGGTCATATTCCTACCTCCTTTTTCCATTGTTGTACATCGAAACAAGGACACGCCTTGTTGGCGAACTCGTGGTGTCCGTGGATAGCGGATGACGGTATATGGTAGGCAGATTGGAGCGAGTGCACGAGGGTAAGCATTGCGGCTTTCTGCGCCGGTGTGCGCGTATCTTTGGGTGTCTTGTCGTCAGCGGCAAGTCCACCGATATAGCAGATGCCGATAGTAGTGGCATTATGCCCTTTGCAGTGCGCCCCAATCCGGTTTACCGGTCTCCCTTGCTCCACCGTGCCGTCGAGACGGATGACATAGTGGTAGCCGATGCCGTGGAAGCCGCGTTGGCGGTGCCAGCGGTCGATGTCGGCAGCCGTGCAGTCGCATCCCTCGGGTGTGGCGGAGCAGTGGATGATGATACCGTCAATCTTGCGCATGGGTTAGGCGTTGTTCTGCTGTGTCCCTGAAGAATCAGGAGTAGATACAACAGGCGTTGTGCCTTGTGCAATCACGATGACACCAGCCCAGTCTTTGCGACGGCAACGGCCACCGGCTTTCACAGCGGCACTGAAGATGTCGCCATAATACTGCGGGTTGTCAGTGTCCTGGAACGGTTTGATGTCGCCCAAGGCAATCGCCACGCTATCTTTCTGCCAACAGAGTGCACCTATGCAACTGGTAGCCGTGAGGGCGATACCCGGAGCAACAGGCGTGTCGTCATTGAACGCCAAGACGGTGGAACGTTCCAGAATGTTGAACCCGCACAGACGACCTACGACGCCATTGGCAAGGTCTGCCGATTGCTGATAGGCAGCCATCTGGTTGGCAGACAACGACTCAATGAGTTGCTGCAACTGGTAACTTTCCAACAGGGCATAACGCTCCGTCTTGGGTACGTTGTGCTTGTTCATCAGAGCCTGTGCATTGGCAAGGTCTTTGTACGTGAATGCCTTGCGTGTGCCGGTCTGTCCCTCCTCGGTAACTGCCACGTCTGCGCCGGTGGTGCGGATGATGTGCGAAGCCGGAATAACATCGGCTTTGCCATCAGCCTTGATACCTGTTACCCACTGATACAGCATATCATCACCGACCGCTTCCATCAGAGTCAGCACATGGTCATTCAGTACCGAGTCCGTTTTGTCGTAGGAAATTTCGTTTTCCTCATGCCATGTGATATGCGTCGGCGTGGTTGAGAACACATTGAGCGCATACGTAACGAATGAGTCCTCCCGTTGTACTGCCGTGGCAGGGAACGTGGAACGGTTCTTTACCACCTCGGGGCTGCTGCCTGCCTGTGGAATATGAACGACTGCACCGCCCAAAACGAATGCAGTTTCAATAACGGCGAACGCCAGAAACGGGTTCACCTTGCGAAGTTTCTCGACAATGTAACTTGCGAATACTTCAACGGGAATTTTTGAAATAGAAGCCATAAATGTTTGTTGTTTGTAAATGGTTTAACGGTTTGCGACCAACTTTTCGTAGTAGGACGGGTAGTTCTTCTTGATGTCCTCCAATGCGCCTTCCTGCATATAGAGGTCGTGCCATGTTTTGCCTTTGTACTTTTCGGGCAGTTCCTCGGCTTTCAGTTGCGCACTGATAGTAGCCTGTGCGGGTATGGCAGCCACCAATGCTTCCAACCCTGCCGGATTGGTTGCATAGTCCTTTTTCAGTTTGTCCGCCATAGCCGCATTGACTTTGTGGTCTGCCAGTGCTTTTTCTACGATAGCGGAGACTTTCTCGGTGGTGACTTGCTCTTTCAAGGATGTCATCTCGGCTTGGAGACTGTGCAGGTCGGCTTCGGCTTGGTCTGTACGCGTTGCCTTGTCCACCAAATCCTTGATAATCTGCACGGCTTGTTCTGAGGTGCTCTCAGCCACAAGGTTAGGAAGCCCTATCGCCAACAGGGCTTCAATGGTGATGGTTCTTTTTTCCATAAATGAATTGGTTTGTTTATCTGATAAATCCATAAGAACATTGTTGTCCTCATCGAATAGTTTGCTTTGCGCCACGGCATTGTAGTTGCCCGGTATGTCCACGATAGAACACTCACGGGGGAACCACTTTGTCACAGTCGGACCGGTCTGACCTTCCATTTTCAACGACGGTTCCTCGCTCATCTCCAATGCAACAATATGTCCTACACTGGCAGCACTGTAGAAACCGTCCTCTATCTGCTTGACCAAATCGGGAAAACGGGAATCGTCCACTACAGGTTTGCCATAGAGTGCATTGTCGCGCACCACAAGGTCTTCCCAACGCACAGCCACGCCCTGTTCGCGCTCGTGCATAAAGAAACCGATGGGCGGGTCAAACCGGTCTAACTGCAAGCCCGAAGTCAATAGACGATACCCGTAGCAATTGACACTGTCGTCTGTCAGTAGAAACTCCCTGTCTATCTTTTTCATCTGATGTTTAAGTAGTATTTAAGTGGTTGTTAAACGTGTTTGATGATGAGTTGTTTCAGACGACCGTTTCCGTCACGGTGCACCTCGCGCTTGGGATTGTCCCACAGGGTGCGATACTTGATGGGGACATCTTTGAGGAATACCAGTCGTCCGATGTTACGCCAATACAATATGCCGTTTATCATACGTATCTCGTACCAACGGTGTTTCTTCCGGAAGTCATCACTATTGTCATAAAACAGGTACCAGGCACCCCCTCCGAGTGAGAGTTGGATGCCGTCTTTTTTATTGTATGGAAGTCCGCTTATCATAGGGCGTAAATCAATTTCGGCGGCAAAATTACTGCGGTTTGAGCCCCTATCCAAAAAGTACTGCCATTCTGGCACAACTATTTGAGTCCGCGGTAAAAACGCGGTAATTTTGCAGCCTGAAAAAGTATATCGATATGCCTAAAAAACAGGACAACAGACGTGAGATTGCACAGATTTTATACCTGCAAGGCAATCTCCCGAAAAAAGACATAGCCGACAAGGTCGGTGTGTCGGCACAGACCATCACAAAATGGGCTGCCGAGGATAAATGGGACACGCTGAAAAAGAACCTCCTCACCGGCAAGAAACAGCGCCTGTCGGAGTTGTACGACGAGTTGGCGGAGTTCAACCGTATGATTAAAGAAAAAGAGGGGTACAAAGTAGCCTCTTCCAAAGAAGCCGATGCCCGGCGCAAACTTATCACCGACATCAAGGAGTTGGAATCGAAATACTCCATCGCCCAGACCACGCAGATAGCCATTGATTTTTGCGATTTCCTCAAGCCGATAGACATAGAGTTGGCGCAGAAAGTGGTTGACCTGTTTCAGGCATTCATCAACGAACTCATCGACAAACAGAAATGGCAACAAAATTAGGCAAAGCCACCGACCGCGAGTATCTGGAAGCCTTTCAACGCTATTGCGACAACTTCCGCAATGCCACGCCCATCAACACGCGTGAGAGCCAAGGCGAGCGGGTGGTAAGGAAAAGCAAGTTGGAGAAAGACAATGAGGCGTGGTTCAAATACTATTTCCCGAATTTCTGCACCGCCGAACCCGCTGCCTTTCATAAGGCTGCCACGCGCCGTCTGTTCGCCCACGCGGAATGGTTTGAGGTGCGTGCCTGGTCGCGCGAGTTGGCAAAGTCCGCCCGCTCGATGATGGAAGTTTCCAAATTAGCCTTGACAGGTAAAATCCACAACGTGCTTCTTGTTTCCAACAGCCACGACAATGCCACGCTGCTTCTGGCTCCGTTCAAAGCGTTCTTTGAAGCCAACAACCGCGTGGAACAGGACTACGGCATACAGAAAAACCTTGGGCAGTGGAAAGAAGACAAATTTGTCCTCCGTTCCGGCTGTTCGTTCCGTGCCCTCGGTTGGGGCGAGTCGCCGCGTGGAACCCGCAACAACGAGAAGCGTCCGGACTTTATCCTGATAGACGATTTCGACACGGATGAAGAGTGCCTGAACGAGGACACGATGCGCAAGAAAATCAAGTGGATGGAGCAGGCCCTGATACCAACGCGCTCCATATCGACACCGACGCGCATACTGGTGAACGGGAATATCATCTCGGACAACTGTATGGTGAAATACCTTGGCGACTCGACATTCTGCGACAAGTTCGACATCGTGAACATACGCGACAAGCAAGGCAGGTCATCGTGGCCGGAAAAGAACACGGAAGAGGACATCGACCGCGTTCTGCAGACCATCAGTTACGAGTCGGCGCAGAAAGAGTATTTCAACAATCCGATGGACGGCGGCGTGGTATTCAAGGAGTTGCACGAGGGAAAGGTGCCTCCGCTCAAACGCTGCAAGGTGCTGGTATATGCCGACCCTGCGACGAGCAACAGGGATGTATCGCAGGGGAGTTGCAAGGCGGTGGGTGTGATAGCGATGAGCGGACTGACATTCTACGTATGCAAGGTGCGTGTGGATACGATGTCCACGGCGCATTTCGTGGGCGCGTTGTTCGACCTGTACGACTGGTCGGTGCAGCACGGCGGGGAGAATGTGCGGGTATGGATAGAGAACAACAGTCTGCAAGCGCCGTTCTATGAGCAGGTGCTTCAGCCCGCCATCTTCGCGGAGTCGCACCGTCGCGGGGCGTTGCTGCCGGTGGTGCCGGACACACGGGACAAGAAAGACAAATACACCCGTATCGAGGGTACGCTGGAGCCCCTGAACCGTGCGGGGTTGCTTGTTTTCAATGCGGACGAGTCGGGCGACCCCGATATGCAGCGTATGAAAGCGCAGATGCGGAACGTCAGCCCGAAACAGAAACGTATGGACGGTCCGGACATGCTGGAGGGCGGGGTGTGGCTGCTCAAGCAGAGCGCGGCACTGAGGGCAAGCGAGGGGGTGTATTTTGTAAAACGGAGTAATAAGAAAAAGATATAGACGAAAGTATTATGATGACAGATGATGGATTATTAAATTTTACAACCCTTAACGGGGGGGGGTAAAAATAGATTAACATCGCTTAACTTGCCGAATTTCAACAGGAAAGGAGGCGGGTATGAATGAGTTGCTGCTGCGCCGGAGAGCGATGATGAGTGCAAACAGACCGACTACCACATTCAAGTTTGCCATTCCCGCCGATACGGAAAAAACAATAAGTGTTGGTGCAATAATGGCAAATGGTTGGAAGACGCATTTGATTGATTGGGGAGATGGCAATTTTGATATGAGACCAAGTGGTGCTACAACAAAACACACATATCTCGCGGCAAGTACGGTACGTGAGATAACCGTGACTATTACAGGATTATTGTCGTACTTAGGTTGTACCTATATAGGA